GAGGGTAAATATGTCTTTGGTGTAGAGAGTGGAGCATATGGTGTTGTAGAAGGAACTGCTTCAGGTGTATACAGTACAGGAAATATTTTATTTGTTACGACATTATCTGGTAAATTCTTATCTGGAGAAACAATAAGAGATGAAGGTGGTACTACTGTAAGAATAGCTAAAGACAATACTATCTCTCATTTCATTATACAGGATAGAGGACTTGGATATTCATCTACTGGTAATATTACACTTCTAATTAATGGATTAGAATATGATAACTCTAAAATTGAATTAGAAAATACAGAATCAGGTGAAATTTATAAAGCATCAATTATTAATAGATCTGTTGTTAACGTAGTATATGCACAACCACCTGCTGTAACAGCTAAAAATCCAGATGGAGCTGGAAATCCTAGTAGTGCTGCAGCTATAGTTCCTGTTTTGTTTAGAAACACAGTTACTACTTACACTCCACAGAATGTCAAGTCTCTTGCTTGTTCTTATGGATCTGGTAATGCTAATACTTTTTCTGCAGACGTTGTTGTAGATAGTCAAAAGTATTCAGAAATTAAAGCAGTAACAAATTATACATTTATTGGTAGCAAAGGTTCTACATTCATTGAGTCATCAAGTTTCAGTGCTGATGCATCAAATGCTGTACAACAAGGTGATCTTATACAATTATCAGATGATGATAATAATATTGTTAGAGCATTTGTACAATATGCTACACAACAAGAAGGATCATATAAATCTAGAATTTACTTAGATACAGCTCTACCAGGCACAGTTACTAATGCTAGTATTGTAAGATTACGTCCTATAGTGGACAATTCTACAAGTGGCACATTACTATTCTCTACTGGTAGTAAGCAAGTATCACAAATTTCTGCTGGTGGAGATGATACTAAGATCAAGTATTTCTTCCGTAAAGATTTTGTAACTACTGCATCTGCTGGTGGTGGTATTATTACATTTGCTGCACAGTTACCATTTGGTACACAAAGGTTTGCTACGTATAGTGAAGAAAATGTTATGATCACTGTTATCGATCCAGGTGATGCACCTGATATCGTTAAAGGTGATATTGTCTACTTAACAGCAGACAATGTAGAGATTAGTTCTTCTACTGACACTGCTAGTGGATTAACATCTGGTAGTATCAGTCTGCAGCTACCATCAACATATTTTGGTACTATTCCTAATAATGGTAATTATCCAAAACTTAAATTGACTGCAACTCTAGAAGTTGAAAATGCAAAACCAAGACTTAAGACTGTAGTAGAAAATAAGAGAATTACAGTTTCATCTGCTGGTGACCGTGTTGTACCTCTAAGAGGAACAGATTATGATAGTGATGCAGTAGAAATACTATCATACTCTGATGCATATAAACTTAGATATGTTTATGAAGGAACTTCTTCTCAAGCACCTGAAATTGATACTGCTGGTAATCTAATTTCTGGTACTGATGTAACATCGAGATATACATTTGATGATGGTCAAAGAGATACTATCTACGATGTTTCTCGTATAGTTCTAAAACCAGGATTTGAAGAAACAACTGGTCAACTTGTAATTGCTTTTGATTATTTTGAGCATTCACAGGGTGATTTCTGTACAATTGATAGCTACTTACACGAAGCAGGTGTTCCTGAAAATGAAATTCCTACATTCAATTCTTCTGTTCTTGGTATTACAGAACTCAAGGATGTAATTGACTTTAGACCAAAGGTAGATAGCACTGCTATTATACCAGGTTTCCTTGATACATCTGTATTAGAAAGAACTCAAGGATCTTTTGCTGGTTCTGGTGCTATTATTGCAAGTAGTCCTGCTCCTGATTTAAACTTAGAGTATACTTTCTCATTCAGTCAAAAGCAATATCTTGATCGTATCGATGGTATCTTCTTGGATCAAAAAGGAAACTTTGTTGTTAAAGAAGGTAATTCATCTCTCAACCCAACAAAACCAGATCCAATTGAAGATGCAGTTCCATTATTCTATGCATTTATTCCTGCATTTACTAAGACAAGTAAAGATGTACGTATAACACCAGTTGATAATCGTCGTTATACGATGAAGGATATTGGTAAATTAGAAAAACGTATTGAACGTCTTGAATACTATACAACTCTTAGTATCCTAGAACAGCAAGCTCTTAACATGCAAGTTAAGGATGAGATTGGTCTAGACAGATTTAAGTCTGGATTCTTTGTTGATAATTTTGAAGCACATAGAGTTGGTAGTCTTAAGTCTCTTGATTATCGTTGTGGTATTGATTCTCAACAATCTGTATTACGTCCACAGTCTAAAGAAGATTCTGTTAATCTTGTAGAAGTTAATAATAGAGAAGATCAAAGAGCAGTTTCTGGTTATAAGAAAACTAATAATATGGTAACGTTACCATATTCTCCACTATCTTTATTAGGAAATAGTTTTGCTTCTTCAAAATTAAATCCAAACCCATTTGTTGTTTTACAATATGTTGGTGATAGTGATCTTTCTCCTGCTATTGATCAATGGTATGATCAAAATGAAGAACCTGTAGTTGTTGACACAAACACAGATCTTTTCAATATTTTCTTAGCTAAGGAAAATGTAAAAGAAAGTTTCTCAAGTCTTTATAATTCTTTTGTAATTAACTGGGTTGGAACATCCTCTTCCTTTACTTCAATCAATTCTTTAGGTGGAGTTAATTCTCAAAATGCAGTAACTTCTGTAACGTCAGCATCTATTGGTAGTTCTTCTAATATCAGTCCTCAAAATAATGAGGTTGGTAAAGGTGTACAGACTAAAACTGTTGGAGATAATCTTGTTTCTACATCATTAGCTTTCTATGCTAGAAGTCTTCCTGTCAAATTTAAAATTGGTAGAATGAAACCCAATACTAAGATCTATGTTTTCTTAGAAGGTAGAGATGTTTCTAGATGGGTTAATCCAGACTTGAGATTTACTGGTATTGCTGGTAATTCACTGTCTGCATTTAATGGTGAAATTAATACAGATGAATATGGTAATGCATCTGGTTTAATTATTATTCCTGCTGGCAGACCACCAACAGAAAATACTACATGGACTGGAGATATCGATACTGTATCATATGATCCAGATGGACAAGAATTAAACTTCACTACTGGTGAATTAACATTTAGATTTACTTCTAGTGCAACTAATGAATCAAAACTAGGTGTAGATTCTTATACAGAAGTCAAGTATTATGCTACTGGTATTTTACCAGAGAATCCTTCTAGTATTGTATCTACAAAACCATCAATATTCAAATCTAACGAGGGTGTACAGTTTATTTCAAGTAATACTGATAATCCTATTAGACCAAATCCACTAGCTCAAACATTTAAGGTAGAAAATCTAGAGGGTGGATGTTTTGTAACTGGTGTTGATTTATACTTTAATAAAAAGAGTACAAATGTACCAGTAAAGACATACATTACCAATGTAGATGCAGAAAAACCTGCTAAGAACATTGTTCCTGGTTCTGAAAAGACTTTATCTCCAAATAGTTTCCTTAAGTGTGCTGCTAGTGGAAACATGGCAGTATTTAAAGGAGAAAGTGTAACTGGTGCATCTTCTGCTGCATCTGGTCCTATACTTAAAGTATTTGATAAGAATAATGTAGAACTAGTAGCTAGTGCTTCTGGTAAGTATAGTCTTACTAACGAGCAAGTTTATACTGTGGTTCTAAGTAACCATAATGGTAAATCATTCTTAGCAAATGAAGATTTAATTGTTCCATCTGTAACTCTTGCTAATGCAACAGATGGTACAGATTTTGTTCTTTCTATCGTAAAAGATAGTGGTAAGTTATCTGATATCAGAATTACTAATCCTGGTATAAATTATGACAGTGCAATTTTAACTATTGAAAGTCCACAACTTCCTGGAGGTTCTACTGCTACTGCAAGAATAGAAGTATCTGGTGGTAAGATTTACAATACTGAAATTTCATTATCTGGTTTTGGATATACTGAAGCACCTTCAGTTGTTGTCAAAGGTGTTGGTAATGGTGCTAGTGGATGTGAAATTCAGACATTTATTGATATTGACACTCCTGCAGTCAGAATGGGTGTAGCTATTGATCAAGTTGGTGTTACAGAATCTACTACTCCCACACACTTTGCATTTGATTATCCTGTATATCTACAGAATGATACAGAGTATGCACTTGTAATTGAAACTGATTCTATTGATTATGAGTTATGGTCTTCCAAGTTAGGGGAAACCGACATAGCAACAAGTACGGTCATCACAACCCAACCAAGTTTAGGTTCGGTATACCGTTCCCAGAATACCGAAAGTTGGACTGAAGATAATTTTGAAGATCTTAAGTTCACTATGTATCGTGCTGAGTTTGATACAACTAGACCAGCAGAACTTTTAGTTAAGAATGAAAGTCTTGGTTATGATCTTCTAGACGAACATCCATTTGAAACAAATGCAAATGCAAATACTAACTCTACTTCTAAGCTATTCAAGAACAATAACTCTATTATTAAAGTAAATCATAGAGATCATGGATTTGAGACTGCTGGAAATTCTTATGTGTTCTATAGAACTGCATTAGAAACAGGTGGTATTACAGCATCAATTTTAAATAACACACTATTCCAAGTAAGTAATTCTGGTATTGATTCATATAATATTAGTTCTAGCTCTCAAGCTGCTGGTAATTCTATTGGTGGTGGAAGTGTAGTATATGCATCTACAAATAGAAAATACGAAACTCTATATCCACAAGTTTCATATCTCTCATTTACTGGTACGAATTTATCAACAGAAGTTAAAACAACTAATGTTGTTCCAGTAGATTCTACTACACCTAATTTCACTTCATATTCACAACCAGATTATGAAAAGACTTTCTTGAATGAACCACATTACTTCACAAATCAGAAGTTTATTGCATCTGATATTAATGAAACTCTAAACGGTTTATCTCAGTCACTTACATATAAGATGACTCTATCGTCTACTGTGTCTCATTTGAGTCCAATTATTGATCTTTCTAGTGCTACTGTAAAAACAGTATCAAATAGAATTGAAAATGCTACTGGACAAGAAGATAGATTTGGTAGGAGAGATCAAGTAATTGAATTCTATCCTGTATATAAATTCAATCTTGCTGGTAATGGTGCTACAGATTTACAAGCTGATCAAGTAATCAATGGTAATACTACTAAGACAGTAGGAACTATTGCTAGAGTTGTAGGTCAAGTTGTATACGTTAGAGTTAAGACTAGTCAATTCTTCCAGAAAGGAGAAACTGTAACTTTAGGAAAACAGTTGAGTCTTACAAATGTTACTGTGGATTCAAATCCATCATTAGAGTCAACAACTATTGCAGATGCTGCAACTATTGTTGCTCGTAACCCATCTGTTATTACTCAGACATACGACAATATTATTACTGGTAAAGCTACTATCTGGAATAGTGAAACACAAAAGTTAACTTTAAGAAATGATGTAAATCCTATTAATAATAACTTTACTGATAGAATTATTGATAGTGCTTTGTATACCAGAAATGCTGAAGTTGGTGATCAAATTGCAGATATCTTCCGTGTAGGTGACTTTGCTAAGTATCCTAATCAACCAGATGATGAAGCTAAGTATTTGGAAGTTGGTAAAGTAACTTATACAGATGGTATTGACTTTGTTGGTGAAGATACATCCAAGAATGGATCTTCTGTTGCTAAGTACGTAACTAAAGAAGTTTCTATTACAAGTCCAGCTACTGCAATTGATGTACATCTACTTGCAAATGTCAAAGATATTTCTAACTTAGAAGTATTCTACAAGTTTAAGAAAGCATCAAGTCAAGAAAACTTTGATGATATTGATTGGGTTTACTTCAATGAAAAAGGAGAACCAGATACATATCAAATTGCAACCAGTGAAAATACAATTTCTGGAATAGTAGAGAAGCAATCTGCATATCAAGATCTTAAATATACGGTATCAAATCTACCAGAATATTCATCTTTCTCAATCAAAATTGTAATGAAAGGAGTGGATCCAGCGTATGTACCTAAGATTCAAGACATTCGTGCTGTAGCTGCATTCTAATTTCCGCATATGGACTTTGTGAAAGTTGATGGACATGATGGTCTCGTAAGAGACCAAAACACTGGTGCCATCTTGAATTTAGACGATTCTGCTATAGCTGCAAGAAGGAAATCTATGCAGCTAAATTCCGCATTGGATGACATAAATACATTGAAGAATGAAGTCTCTGAACTTAAGTCAATCCTTGCGGAAATCATAAAAAATGCCAGCAATTAATGTAGCTAAGACCGATACCTTTGAGTCTCAAAGGACGAAGATCAATCAAATTAGCGCAAATCTTTTCAACGTCACATCTGGTGGTAGTGACCTATCCACTGGTAACCTACAATTAGGAGATGGTCTAGTTGGAAACCCATCACTTAAATTTACTACTGACACCCAGTTAGGTCTCTACAAAGCTGGTGTAAAAACTATAGGGTTTGTTAATAGTGGTAAGAAAGTTATTGATTTTCAGTTATCAGAACTTACTTCATATCAAGATATTAATATCCAACAAAGGAAATTAGCACAATCTCTACTTACTATGGTTAGTGGTGGTAGTGGATATGATGCTGGTTCATATACATCAATTCCTCTAATTGGTGGTACAGGACAAAATGCTACTGCAGATTTTGAAGTATTAGCATTTGATGGTTCTGTTACAAATAATGGTTCTGGTTATGTCACTGGTCAGTATCTATCAGTTCCTCTTGTTGATGGTAATGGAACTGGAGCAATTGGAAGCTTTGACGTTAGTGAACTTGAAGGTGCTATCACACAACCTGGTTCTGCTTATTTTCCTTCTACTTTTGAAAACGTTCCTCTTACAGGAGGAAATGGATCTGGAGCAGAAGCTACCATTGAAATTACTGGTACATCAACTCCTGCAGGAAGTATTACTAATACTGGTAGTGGATATACCGATGGTTCTTATTCACAGGTTCAAATATTTAACGAACCAGTTCAAACATTTGTTGTTACATCTGTAGCTAACCCTAATGCTGGTGGTTCAGGACAACCAAACTTCATCTATAACATTGACGGTGTAGATCAACCTCAGTTAACACTAGATGTTGGTAACACATATAGATTTGATCTTTCTGATTCATCAATAGCAGGAGCTAATCCAGGAACACCAGGAAGTGATCATAGAATAACATTCCAACTTGCTAATGGAGGACCTGTTGATGCGACATTAATTGAACCCTTCACTGCTGGTGTTTTCGGACAAGCAGGATGCTTTACTGATCTCGTATTAAAACCTGGTGCTCCCACAGGTAGTCTCAGTCTTCGTTATGATTGTGCAAACCATCCAGGAATGGGTCCTTCAGGTGGTAGTATTACCACACAAGACACAACAACATACACTAACTATGGTTGGCAAGGTTTCTTTGATGTTACTATCTCAGGCGGTGCAGTTACTGATGTACAATGGACTAACACAGGTGTTGATTATGGCACTGGAGATGTAGTTAGCATTCCAAATAGTTTAGTTGGTGGTACAGGATCTGGATTCGAGTATACTATTTCTAGTGTAACTAATACAGGTATTGTTGATAGTGTAACAATTACTGATAGTGGTGTTGGTTATCAAAATGGTGATGTACTTAGCGTAGCTGATTCTTCTGTAGGAAGTGGAGGTGGATCTGGTTTTCAATGGACAGTCTCAGCTATTCCTGGTGATCTTACTAACTTCGTTCTTAATGAGAGAGGATCTGGATATCAAATTGGTGATGTACTAGGATTACCTAAACAAATTTCTAACGTATCTGTATATCTACCTGGTTCAATTGGACCATTCACTGCAACTTTAAGTACAGGTAGTACGCAGGTAGTTATTACAGATACATCCAGTCTTATAGCAGGTCTAAATGTAGATGGAAGTGCTGGAGATACTGGTGAACTTGCTCAAGGAACCACTATTGCATCTGTTGATAGTGCAACACAAATAACACTGTCTGCAAATCCAACTGTATCTGGTTCAGCGAATTTAACATTCTCTACAACAGCTGCAAACGAAGTTACTCTTGCAAACACAGCAGGACTTACTATTGGATTTAAAGTAGAGAAGGTAAGTGGTACAGGTGTACTAGCAGCAGATACAACGATTGCTAACGTTGACAGTACCACCACCATTACATTATCAGATACCCCAACTACACTAGGACCTGCTGTTGTTAACTTTGTTCCTGCATTTGGTGATCCTGCAGATGATTTTACTTACACAATTGATACTCTTGGTGAGGTAGGAAGTTTTACTTTAGTAGAAGTAGGTAATGGTTATTCTCCACTTGATGAGTTTACGGTAAATGCTGGTGATCTAACTCAACCTATCCCATATCCAGTAACGGTTAAAGACGTTCAAAGGATTACTTTAATTCAAACTGTCGCTGGTGGAACTATTACAACTAGTGATACAATAGAAGAATTAGCTGGAGGTGTCACAAACGTCACCTTTACAGGTGGTGACATTGCACAAACTGTAACTGGTCCTCTTGCTTGTAGCTGTGTTCAAGGAGCATTTACAGCAACACTCGCAGATACAACTGGTATTAGTGTTGGAGACGCAGTAGCAGAAGATGGAAGTGGTAACCTTGCAGTTAATGTTACTGTTCAATCTGTTGATAGTGCAACTCAAGTAACACTATCTGCTGCATTCCTTCAAACTGCTAGTATTAATCTAACATTCACATCAGACGAGACTGGAACATTTAGTGGTGTTGCTTCTACAACTGCTGGAAATGGTAGTGGTGCAACATTTGATGTTGTTAGAAGTGCAAACGGAGACATCGCAAGTGTTGATGTTGCTGCTGCTGGTCTTGGATATGCTGATTCTGATACTTTAACGATTGCTGGTAACTTAATTGGTGGAGCTACTCCTGCAAATGATATTACTGTTACTGCTGTTACTGTTACTACTGTTACAGCAGTTCCTGTTTTAAATGTTGATTTAGATGGTAGTGGTAACATTTCTACTATTCTAATTGAAGTAGATCAAGGTAGTGCATTTACTGCTGGACAGCAGTTTATTAAAACTGGTGTTCCTGGAACACAGTATACATCTGATACAGCAGGTAATCTTGAATTTAGATTCTTAATTGACGTTGGATCTGGTCCAGTTCTTACTCCAGCATGGACAATTTATGTTGGTAATACTTATAGATTTGACTTAAGTGATAATAGCGTATCTGGTCACCAATTTGCTCTTAGTGAATTTAGAGATGGAACATACGCTCCAAGTTTAGTAGAGAATGTTAATACAACATTAAGTGTATCTAGTTATC